AGAGTTACTGTTGCTCCAGTGATTGTACCACTTGCATCAACGCTAACTGTTCCAGTAGATTGTTGTCTGGTAGTAAGACCAAGATTAAGGGTGGTGATGTTGCTGAACTCTCTTTCAATATCGTCAACTTCGTCAAGTCCTGTGTCAAACTTGTCCGCACCTTGCTCGTAGAGCTCTGCAGTAAGAATATAAAAATACTGTTTCCCCAGTTGGAAGAATGGTTGCTCCCTCTCAACATATTTGATTTCGTAAATATCTTCTGTTAGTGGGTAGTAAATGAGATCTCCCTCATTAGGTCTACCCTCTACTGATAGATTTAGTGCAGGATTTGCAGATTGCTCCCATCTCCTACGTGATACTACAAAAGTAATTTCGTCTGTAATTCTAAGTCCAAACTTACTCACAAACTCAGAACCAGCACCAAAACCCTCTACATTCACTAGCATCATTTCAATCATGTAACTCTGATTGAATTCAGATTGAATGACTTCTCCTAGAGTTTTATCCTTTAGACTTACTCTAGGTAGATAAAATACATCTGCACCAAACAGTTTGATCTGCTCATCCACAAGATCCTGTACGAGATTCTGTTCTGTTTTATTACCGCCATGTTGGGGAAAGTAAACCTTTTTCATCCGATCATGTCCATTGGGGGCAATTCAAATGTGCTAGATGATTTTGCCATCATCTCGGCAATCTCATTTACTGCATCTGTATATAACTCTCTACCATTCATACTGACACCACCAGGAAGTTGGATGCCATTGAACTTAATTAAGTTTTGACCCCACTGTCTTTTAATCAGTGCTGTGGTATATTTTTTGACAAAAGGATCATTATAAACTTGTGTGAAAGTATCTGGATCTAATGCTCTGTAACAATCAATAATGACATATACATCTTCGTCAAGCATGTCCTTACCAACATCCAGATAAAGTCTATCTTGACGTTGGTTAAATCTGAACTCAACGAATGATCCGTTGTTTAGAACCATGTCAATGGTTTCCATCCATTGCTTAACCATGTAATAGTTAAGCATGTCAAGGGAACCAACTGCATATAGATCGTTCAGAAAGATCTGATACTCAATTCCAAATAGGTTATTTCTAATGGCATTACTTGCAAGTCCGAAAACTTTAGAAATTCCCATGACGTGAGGTGGAATAGAGATGTATCTGTTTCTCTCTTCCCAAACATCACCATTGATTGTTGTGGTAGTATCTGAAGTTTCAAACTTAGTTTCGTCAGCAGCAGTAAACTCATGCTTGAGGTACATGCGCTCAACACCATCATAATGACGCTCTCTATAATATTGCAGAGCATCATCAATAGCGTCTTCAATTTGATCATCGTCTACGTTGATCTCCAGAACTGGGAACCCTAACTGTCTAAGACAATAGTCCCTTAGCTCGGTCCTACTGGCAGGCTGAGCCATACGATATACCTATAGTTTTCCTATTGGTATTTATTCCTCTTCTTTTTTGATTAGTTCTGCTTCAAACATTACATTAACGCAAAACCGTTGCCCCATCTTAGGAGCTCCAGTTCCACCATGTAATGTATGTGATGGAAATAGAATTGCATTACCAGCAATAGATGGATATGTCTCCATCATGCCTCCATTGATTGTATCAATAACACGTGTCCCACAACCCTCACACGTGTTTAGATAGTAAACTAAACTCCAGCATGGTCTATCAAAATTACTAGTTTCTGGAGGACCACAATCAGTATGCATACTACCAAAAGATGAAGAACTATAATAATTCCAGAAAACTCTAACTAATGATGCGTCTTTATAAAAATATCCTGCTTTCTTAGCACGTTGAAGACATACGTTCAATATCATTTCTGCGTATACGTTCATCTTGTCGTATCCAGGATAATCTTTCACTCCTTCTTCTAGATGGAATGTTGACAAGATATGTCCAGCATCAGATGAATATGGTTGCTCACCTGTTAATACGCCATCAACAGTTGGATCTGTAATAATATTGACATGCCTTTCCCTATGATGAAGATCAAAAGCAATTCTCCAACCATCCATCTTCGCCAGATCTTCTACAATCTGACAGTTTATTTCATCTGGCAATACTTCTTGAAAAGCGATTAATGAGTCCATATCAATCAAAATAATTTAAATTTATAACTACCCGAGATTTTGTATTCGTGCAAGTTGTCCCACAGTGTTTCAAACTAGATTCAAATACAGCAACTCTATTAGCAACACTTTCTATTTTAGTTCCGTCTTCAAATCTAGTATAACCATTATTGGTGTTGACATAATAGATGGCAGTCTTACAATCTAAGTCAACGTCCCTATGAAATTCTCTTTCAAAAAGAGTGTGAGTATTTGTGTTGAGATTTGCTTTTACACGAACCAAATATTTAACCCCTAGTAAATCTATAATAGAATCAATTAAACTATAATAGTTACTGACAGGACCAGATATAGGAGCATAGAAATCGTGGACAAATTGAAAATCTTCCAATCCACAATCAGATCCATAGACAGTTCCTATATTAAAATTCCATGGAAAATGTGGTCCTAATAAATTAGATTCTATTCTATTATGAATATGATCTGGAAGAAAATTATCAATTACATTCATTACGATCCCCAAGAAACAAATGTGTATCTCTCTCCTTTAGTAACTTCTTCAACACGATGTGGGTACATGAAGTTACTAGGGAAAAGTAAGATATCTCCCTTATCCAATTCAACCTTAAAGTCGTCGTAAAAAACCAACTCTCCTCCTTCAAAGTCATCATTGAGACTACCAATAACTGAGATTACTGGGATGCCTCTTCTCTGTCCATCAAAGAGTGAGTGGATATGATCATAATGAGGTCTCATGCAAGTTCCCTCACCATAACGATTGAGTCTACATGCTGACCAATATTTGATCATATTAAAGTCTGGAAATTGTAATTCGCTGATTAACATTTGAACATAATTTTTATACACTGCATTAATGTGCATAAAAAGTTGCTCTTGAATTAAATCAGGAATATCTCCTCCATGACAAACATCAAGTTCTTTTTCTTCATGTGAATGAGTAACTTGATCGTGATGTGAATACCAAGTATGTTTTTGCCAGTTGAACTCCTGAGATTGCTTTACGATTTTATCGCAGAGTTCTGAGTCAATTACATTTTGTTTTGCAATAAAATTTCTAATTAATTTGTCCATAATTAAAGCACGGGTAACATTCCTAAACAACCATTTCCTGGGAAGAGATCTAAAGATACATCAAATCCAATGGTTAATCTTTTATCTGAGAACTCATCTAAGCAAACTACTCTATGTTCTCTTTGACCAGGACCAAAGTATATCTGACCTGTCTTGTTTTCAATTTTATAATTTCTAAACTCGGTAACAGTATTCTTTGGATCTACACATATGTATCCATGATAATCCCAGTCGTGATTATGCCATCCGAGAACGTTATCATGATCGTGATAATTTAACCATGCTTGTATCCACATCTTTCTATCTCCCAACTCAGATTTTACAATAGATATAAGTTCTTTGTAAATTTCGTAGAAAGTGTATTGACCAGCAGTTAGAGAAAATATATTGTAGTTAAAATAATCCGCTGTCATGTCACCAGTAGAATTTCTACATGGTAATCTCATATAATATTGTCTAGCTTGGTGGCATTGTTCAATGAGTTCTGATTGATGTTCTACAATGTATTTTGATTGATATAGTTTATAATCCATGCATCCTCAGTTCATTTTTGATAGACACTTCTACAGTTGTAGTTTGAATATGGGACCCTTTTAATAATCCATTGACCATATTTGTATTCAAATTAATTAAATCAATATTAAATGCTATTGATATTCTCTCCTCATCAGAAGTTGACTCGGTAGTTCCATGTGACAACCAAGAAGGAAACAATATAATGTCTCCATCATAAGGAATCACGTGGGTAAAGGATGAGAATATTTGACCAGATGGAAATTCACACGTATTTGATACTGGATTTGGATTTTGAAATACAATAGATCCTTGTTCTCTACTTACTCTGAAGTAATAAACACCAGAAATTTTGTGTCCAGGATGAACATGTTGTTTATGAGACTCTCCCCTTTTTCCAAAATTAACCCATGAATTTTCTAGTTTAACTGGTGATTGGGATTTATCATATACTCCAGACCAACGAGAATGATGCAAGTATGACAAACAAGATTTTTCTATTCTATCTTTTAGTAACTTGCAATCATATTTTTCTATAAAATCATATGATCTTTTGAAGTTGTCATATTTTGACAATGCCTTTTTTACTTCACATTGTACATCATCATAAGATTCATCTGCTGCGTATCTTAAAACAGGAACAGAAAACAAATTATATAATTCCATTTCAATAGGTATGTTCAATCAATCCCATCGGTGATGTAATACCCTTGGGCATTACATTAAGACTGATGGTTATTCTCTTTCCAGAAAATGTTGATGGTTCTGTAAAATGCTCTAACCAACTTGGAAATAAAATTAACTCACCTGTTGATGCTGGACATTGCCAAATGTTTGCACTCAACATTCCTTCAGATTGAACAACAATTCCAGTTTTACCTGGCAGTGGTGTCTCAAAATATGTCGGTGTTGGGTTGTCTGTGATATAATAAATACCAGATATCCAGGAATTTGGATGAAAATGGGATCTGTGCTCGTTCTGATTGGATGATTTATTTGCCCAAGAAAGAGAGACAGAAAGTTTTTCTGTCATCAACTTAAACTCCTGCCTATAATCTTCCAGGCATTCATCAATCCAATCATAAAAGAATCTATAATCTTCTCGTCTTTCTAAATGATTGTCTTTAGTTTGTAGTGGGTGTAAAACTCCTTGTTCTCCATGGAATTCTTCCGCTTCCATTAGTTCAAGAAGTTTTGAGTTCGTTTTCAAATAGTCTTTGTTTGTATATCCAACAACTACTGTTGGAAAGACCTCAGCAATCTTTTTCTCCAATGGTTCCATAATTATCCATCACAATAATATTATTTATTTGACTATGAAAGGACTAATCCCTCTGTTTCCAACTCTAGTTTATAGAGACCCTGCCCTTGTAAGTACCTATGACCTTGTTCAAAGAGAAGTTAAAAGTTGTTTAGATAAAATTCTAAATGAAGATGATCTAGATGAAGTCTCATGGATTCATGAAGAAGCTGGGAAACGGAGAGAAGCAAAAAGAGATGAGTTCCATGATTATTTAATTTACGATGACTTGATTGGTAAGTTTAATCTAGTCAATTTAAAAGAAAGAATTCACACTGCAGTAGATCGTTATGTTCGCATGACTCAGTGGAGTAGAATTTTTGGTGGGAGACTGACTCCAGATGCGGAAGGTAAATTTGACATTGTTTTAAGAAACTCTTGGATGAACATCCAAAGCAAAAGACAATCACACGAGTGGCACTGTCATCCAGGTTACACAATTGCTGGTGTTTACTACATGAGAGTGAGTGCAGATCAGGGAGGTATTCAGTTTCAAAATCCAAACATCATGATGCAGAACTGCTGGTTTCCAGAAAATCCCAGAGCATCTCAATCAATTGAAATTATTCCTGATGATGGAGATATTATCTTATTCCCTGCATGGTTAATGCATAACACTATGCAAAATACTACCGACGAAGATCGCATCAGTGTTGCTTTCAATATTGATATCAGAACAGGTGTATACCAAGACGATCCTGGTAATGGAGTTCAAGACTTTACTGGGAAGAGTGTCAAAGAGTTAGTTGACTCAAGTCAGGAGGAGTAAATTCTGGCAATCCTCTCTGTGCTCTCAACTCATTATTTGCTTTACATTCATTTAGACAATAACTAATAGCACAACTGGTTCTAAGTCCTTCTGATGGGTGTAAAGCAGCGTGCCAGTAATGAGATGGGAAGAAAACCATTCTTCCTGGTTTAAATTTTACTCGGTAAACTTCTTCAAAAGATTGGTCCTCACCATTAGGACCAATTGGTTCGTCATAAAAAAGTGTATCTCCATCTTTGCCACCAACATAATAAATCATAGTCCAATAATCTGGCATTTCCCAGTCATAATGAATGGGTACAGCAACGTCCATCGGAACTTGTCCGTTAAAATGAACTCTATAAATTTGTGTTGGAAATGCATCAGGCATTACAGAAGGTAGTGCATGTTGACAGAAAGCATCATGAACATATGATGCAATGCCATCTATATCTCTATCAAATGCACCACAATTTTCATGCGGTCTATGCACCCAGATTGCAAAAAACCTACCGTCTTTAGGTCCATCTGGTCTTCCTTGAATACCATATTCCCATTTTTGTGCATCATATAATTTTCTTTCAAACGACCTTACCAAGTAGTCAGGAAAGATATCATCAACAACAAAAATCTTAGAAGTATCAACCATAATAAAAAACCCTCTAATATATTTAGAGGGTTCTTAAATAGGATATTTAATTAAAAATCACTGATGAGCATCTTTGATTGCTTTAATTCCTGTATACCAAGAACCTGTCTTTGCTGCATCACCTAGTAGACCAGACTCAATATCATGGAAGAGTTGATCTAATTGATCTTGCACTCTTGGATATTTACGTTCTCTCTTACCTGCATATGCATCATACTCAGTAAGATACTCTGCAAATTCTGCTTCAACTTCTGCAAAAGTTGGGAGGTTTGAAAACTTTGCTGCCATCTCCGCAGTAGTTCTCTTATTTTTCCAATATCCAGTTACAGGATCAAATTCTTTCTCTTCTGCCGAAAGAGTGAGATCGTGCCAAACTAAACCATTAAATTCATCTTCGGTTTCAAATGAATGAGATCCTGTCCAGGTAACGTCGTCCTGCAAGTTTCTGTCTTCCAACAGAGCAGTTAAACAGTGACCACGGAAAGGTGGTTTTAGAACATCATACCTGAGGTCTAATTGGTTTTCTCTGATTGCCATTGTTTTAAAATATCCTACGTTTGTTATTTATATCAATATCTGGTCAAAAGACCTGAGTCTACAGACCCTGAATCAATTTCAAAAATTTCAAAGAAGTTGTTTTCCCAACCACCATTTCTAACTTGTCTACCAATACCAGCATTTACACGAGCAGGACCAGACCAATTGGCATGATAGATTCTAAATCTATGCTCTTCATTTGGATAAGTTGTGTGTACTGGACATAGATTATAGTAGTTACACATCCAGTAAAAATCACCGACATTATTTTCAAGTGTAGCATGGTGACCTTGGTCTGCTACTCTTCCCCAACCAGAACTTGGAGTCCAACGATATAGTGCAGCACCAGTTCCTTGAGCACCACCACCCTGGTCATCACAAATAGTTTGATATCTTACTTGATACCAATTGGTTGATTTCTGAGGAACACCCATAGTGATCTCAGCACCAGAGTATTGCCACTGTGGTCCAAATCCAGATCCAGCACTAAAATCTCTAGATCCTGAAGTTGTAATTCCAACTTTTACAATACCTTCTAGGTTTGTTTGTGGATTTGACGACCCAGGGAATGAAACCCCATTTGGTCCTAGTGTTACTGCCATGACGTTTTACTTTTATTTATTAGTACGTTGAGAGGGTGTTATTTACAGCCAGATCACCATCAATTTCCGTAACTGAAAATTGATTGTTTTGCCAACCACCAATACGATTGTCTGCACCAATAGTGCTATTAATACGAATATTGCAACTTGGATGCTTAGTTCCCATCAACTTAAATATATGAGGTTCATTTGGATATGTTGGATGAACTGGAACATACCAAAGTCCAACGGGGGTTGCATAGAAGTCACCAGAGTCATTATCATAGTTTGCATGTTGACCTTGAGCTTGTGCTCTCAACCAACCTGAAGATGGCGTCCAGCGATATATTGCCATACCCATACCACCATTACCAGAACCAGGCCAATCATCGGTGCAGTTGTAATATTCGCAACGATACCAATTGTTTGCTTTTTCTGGAACTCCCATGTCCAGTTCTGGGGAAGCATCAGTTTCACTACCCCAAGTTGGTAAACTAAGATTTACTGTTGGATGTGAAGTATATCTAGTTTTAACGAGAACTTTTTTCTGAGTTTGTTGAGATCCATCTGGATAATTAATGGAATCTCCATCTATTGTAGTTGCCATGTCTATTAAAAATTAGTGCTAAAACGACCTGTTGTATGTACTACGTCTCGGTTAATTTCCCAGACTTCAAAACAATTATTTTGCCATCCATTACGACGTTGGTCTCCACCAATACCACAATTAATTCTTTGGTTACCGCTATCGTGTTTATGCCAATATAATCTAAATGAATGTGCTTCGTTTGGATATGATGGATGAACTGGAACCCAAAAAATTCCATTGTTAGTTCTGTACCAGTCACTCATATTATTATCATATGAAGCATGACTACCTTGTGCAAGTAGTTGTTGCCATCCAGCACTTGGAGTGTGTCTGTACATTCTAAATCCTACACCAGAGATGCTACCATCCCAGTCATCAGAAACTGTTTGATACCAAATTCTGTATAGGTTATCTGATGCAGCAGGGACACCCATATTTACTTCAGTGCCATCAATATATCCATTAGATCCATCACCACCACCGACACCTTGGTTATGAGTGGAAGCGGATCCGAATCCAATCTTAACAACCGCTGGTGCATTTCGTTGGTATGTATTTGCAGCAGTATCAGATCCCTGCTGGTTATAAATGGGACCTCCAAATGAGATCCCATTTGCGTTTAGTTCTGTCGCCATTTATCAGACTCCTCTTAGTTGATCAATCTCCGACTTAAGATCCTTGACTGCCTCAATAAGGACAGCAACAAGGTTTTGGTAAGCAACGGACTTAACACCATCAGTTTCAACAACCAAGCAGTCAAATACGCTTTCTACCTCTTCTGCTACAACACCAATGGAGTGGCGTCCATTTGCCTTGTAGTCAAACTCAACACCACGTAGGTTCATTACCTTAGCAAGAGCATCGGAGATGGTTTCTACGTTATCCTTGAGGACGATAGAAGACTGTGCAGTGACTGTTCCGACAACTGTTAGGTTGTTGGAGGTATCAAAGGTTGCACAGAGAGAACCAGCGGTATTGACGGTGACGTTACCACCGCTTGCTGCCTGAACATTGGTGCTACCGTTAGTAATCTGAGTTGCATCAACCGAGATAGATTGCCATGCAACACCAGATCCAGTTGAGAACAACGCTTGTCCAGAAGAACCAGTAGAACCACCTGCAGTTAGAGTACCCGTTAGAGCACCACCAGAGATAGTCTTATTGGTTAGTGTTTGTGTTGCGTCTTCAGTAACAATACCGCCACCTGCGCCACCGACACTCAATCCAAGAACCTGAGTGGAACTTAGAACTTCTACACCGTTGATGTAGAAGGAATGACCATTAGCAAGGTTGAAGTGCTCGGAGGAGTTGAATGTACCGCCGTTAGCAAGTCCTAGAGTTAGTGACTTGTCGCCATCAGAACCACCAAGGATGGTGAAACCACCACCGTTTGCAGTGGTGTTAGAAGGACCTCCAGCAGAGAAGGAAGCACCAGCAGCACTACCAGCACCTTGGAATGCCTGATCAAGCGTTACAGTGTCTGCAGTGACACTCTGAACGAATGCACCAGCAGGTAGTGTAATTGAACCAGCACCACCTGTTAGGGTGATTGCAACACCAGGAGCGAGGTTTGAAGTATCGCTAATGTTTGTAATTGTGGTTTGACCGAATGCAACATCACCAGTGAAGGTTCCAGATGCAACAGAACCGAGTTCTAGGTTACGATCTTTAGACTCAACAGTTACAGAGTCAACAGTAGTGGTTGTTCCCTGAACTGAGAGATTTCCTCCAACTGTGAGGTTTCCACCAACAGAAGATAGGTTGTCAACGTAAGTCTTAACTGCTCTTTGTGTTGGAACTTTTTCGTCACTGTTCTGTGATAGAGTTCCGTCAGTTGAGAATTCGTTAATTGATGCACCAAGTTGAGCACCAATTGAACCCAGTCTCAAGGATGATAGACCAGACAAGTCAAACGCGGAAGCGTCTAGAGTTGCCTTACCAGTTGCCTGTTCAACCTTAAAGAATCTACCAACGGAGAAGTTACCATCTTGGTCAGTAGAGACGTAGTAAACACGACCTGGGCGGTCTTCAATAGTCTCGTTAGCAGGTGTATTTGGTGAGAGAGGTAGGAATGGCCAGTTAGTATTTGCCTTGCTTCCAGTACCAACGTCTAGGAAGTCGTGTGCAGTTAGACGACACTGTGAGTAACGATAGCGGATCTTCATGTCCTGACCATCGGTTGCGCCAACAGTCTTTTCGTCTGCTAACTGTAGAACTGTAATACCAGTTGCATCTGGTGTTACTGAAGTTAGTTTGAAGAATTCGTTGTTAACCTTGATGTAATCATCAACTGCAAACGAAATGTTAGCAGCGGAAACACGAATTGTGTTTACAGCGTTGCTAAAGTCTTCAATAACTTCGTCCTGTCCGACAACTTTCTGTTGCAAGATTGCAATGGAGTCTCCAGAACTGTGTGCCTGAGCAGTTGTTCCTTCTACAGCACGAGTAACTTCAACTGAAGTGGATGATGGGAACTGAACAACTTGGAACATCTCATCGTTGATGACAACGTAACCACCAATAACCATTCCAGCAATAGCATCAACTGCCATTGTGTATGGTGAAGTTGCTGATTGAAGAATTGTTCCTTGTAGAGTTGCGCTGCTTCCAGAATCTGCATAGAGATCAACGGAGCTAGTACCATCATGTGCTACAGGAGTAGAACCAAGTCTTGCTCTCTGGACTCCAAGAGAACCTCTACCATCGGGTGGAGTGTAGCTGGAGTTGGAGATAACGAATGAACCTGGGTCATTGTTAACACCATCATCAACCATCTCAACAGAACCACCTTGGTCAGGTGCTGATCCTAGACCAGTGAGAGTAAGTAGGAATCCTTTCTGACCAGTTAGTGCATCTGTATTATTAAGTAGCGTAATATATGCAGCAGAAGACGCACCAGTTACTACTTCACCCTGAACAAATGTACCCTTGACTGGGAAGAAGTAGAGATAGTTAGATGCGGACTGGTCGCTAATGAGTTCACCAACAGCGTTTGATGTACCACCAGTGATTCTTTCACCTGCTTGGAACGAACCGTTCTTCGCTTGCTGAGGATCAAGTTCTAGTCTTAGACCCTTAACTTCACCATTGATGGTGTTTTCAGTGTCGTCAAATCCTCTAGAGATAACACCGTACTTACCATACGAAGAGTTACCAGAAACAGCACGAATCTTACCACCTCTGGTTGTGCTGTATGAGATGTGAGCGTAGTATGTGAAGCAAGAAACAATCTCGGAAGAAGCGCCTCTAGTTACATAGAAACCAACACCACCATCTAGGATCTGGGTGTAAGCATCAAACACCATTGACTTGTAAGAAGGTGTTGATGAGTTATCAAAGTGTGCGTGAACCGCACCATCAATCATAATACCAACTGCCGCACCGCCAATTGCAGTACAGTTTTGGATGTATGGTGATTTTTGAATTGGTGAGTTAGGATCAAGTCTGAAGTAGACACCCTTGATTGTAGAGGTGTCCATATCTTTATCATCAGATCCCGAAGCAACGAATCCACTCATTCCTTCAAAGATCAAGTCCTTAACGGTGGTATGAGAACCAACGTAGAACATTGTAGACTCTTGGTTTACACGAGTTCCTGCTGCAGTAATCGCAATATATGGTTCAACCTTAGTGGTTGCACTCATGTTGCCGTTACTAATAGCAGTGGTTGTAATACCAACCAGAGTTGTAATTGCTGATGCAACAGATGCACAATATGGGGATGAAGAATCAGTTGTGATGCTTGGATCCTTAGTTTGTGTTAGAGTATTTCCAGCGGAAATTGTAACAGTCTCGTTACGCATTACTTGCGTAGCGATAGAATCAATATAGTTTAGAAGATTTGTATCTTGTGTATCGTCACTTGTAATTGCTGTGCCACCTACGCGGTCGCTTGCATAATCCCAAACTTTGTTGTTCTGACCCGATTTTACGTTATATTGTAGAGCATCAATAAATGCTTCTAAACGTGCCTTAACATTAGATTCTGTTCCTAGAACAGCACCATCATTTACAGCATGACGATGATACGCTTCAGAAGCAATGAACGCTTTGTTTGTTGTGATTAAGTTTGCTGCATCTGCATGAGTATGACTTACGATATCAACGTACTGATCACTAGTGTCCCACTTTCCTCCAGTGATGTTTAGGAGGTGAACGTTAGTTGCGTAGTCAGAGTCAAGAACTTTAGCAGTTTTAGTTCCGTCATGGTTAGAAACGGTATCACCAAACTTGAGGTGTGTTACGCTTGTACCAAGAACGATTGCCTGCATATCGGAATCAAGTCCGAATTCAGGTTTGATAACAGAAGTTCTTAGGTTGTCACCAATTACGGAAACGAACTGAGGAATTTGAATTGGTAGGGTCTCTTCGTAGACACCTGCCTTTACATAGATTGTGTGAGGATTTGATGCGGAAGGAGCGTCAGCACCAGTTTTTGCACCAATGTAATCACAAGCAAAACGTAGTGAAGCAAATGCTCTAGAGATGCTTCTGCCGTGGTTTGCATTGTTACCCTCTTTGGTAACGTAATAAACAGGAGCAGTTGTGTTGTTTGATTCCCATCTTGGTAGAAGTGGTGAACCACCAACAGTTAGAACTTGACCACTTGCAACTGCCTGTTCTGCGGGAGTACCATTAGATCCAGCAGGAAGTGCAATTCTGTTAATACCACCTGCTGCCTGATAAAGAAGGTCACCAATTTCTTGTAGAACCTGAGCAGCGTCACCACCCTGCGACATGTAGTTCCAGAAGTTACCAGAAGCATCAAGTTCAGGAGCAGTTGTTGCGCCAGTGGTATTTGAAGTAATACAGATGTAAGAGTTACCATTTCTGTTTACAACATCACCGAGTTGATAAACTGTTGATGAACTCCACTGACCACCCCAGTTAAATCC